GGTGAATATATGGCAAATGCAATGGGATGCGGCAACAAACTTACCGGCAACAACTGATCTACAATTGGTAATGAATGACAATAAATCATTAACAAACGTAGAACGTTCATCATGTACTAAGTTCTATTTAGAACCGTCATATATGGATTTAACAAACATTAGATTATTCACAAGAATAACGGAAACAGATAAACAACCACTCGTATTAAATCAAAATATAGTAAAAGATGCTCAGTGGGCATTAATAATTGATAATGCACTTCCGCAGACTAAAGCACCATTGATAGGTTATACGAGATAATACATAATATATGAACAAAGACGAAATATCAGAAATTAAAAGAAAGGCAAAAGAATTAGAAGATATTCTATTGACAACTGACACTACTAATGTGACTGATGGGACTGGTGTTTTACCTCCGATTTCTACAGCTAAACCATTAGATTATGATGCAGTTAAACGTGAATGTGACGATAAAGCAGATTCTATCGTTGACTCGATAGTATCAATGTACATTCCTGAAGACTTCGCAAAGAATCATGATTATGTTAGTGAAAAGATGAGTATTGACAAAATTACTCTTTCAAGTTTATTATTCCAAATGACTACAGCTGAACATGCGTTAAAACGTCTGCTGGAAGAAATAGATGCAGCAAATGTTAATCAAAAAACGTTTAGTGATTTAGCTGCATTACAAAAATCTAAAATGGAAATTATTAAACATTTTGCATCATTTATGGTGACTATGGAAAATAATTACAAATCATTAAAATTTGATTATCATAGTAATACAGTAGAACATAAAGGAATTGAAGGTAGACAACATCAATCAATGGAATCTATTGGACAAGGAAATATTTCTGATTTTAGTGATTTTGGAGATGTTAGTGGTGAAACTATAACGAAATTCAGAGGAACTAAACATTTGCTAGAAGGCATTCAAAATGAAATGTCCGAAATAAAAACAGAAGATAATGGCAAAGAATAATCCGAATAGAATACAATATACAACAGAAGCTGATAATGAAGAGTTCAGAAGAGTATGGACCAGTATAAAAGTTGATGACTGTATTAGTATGATCGAAAAATATGGAGAAGCCCCTGGTGGCAATCCATTTTTAGATAATGATACTGCATTAAGACAGGCTGATATTGTATTTGAGTATACACTAGAAGAAATAGAAGAAATTAGAAGGTGTGCAAATGATGTAATATATTTTGGGAACACTTACTGTAGAGCTATGACTGATGAAGGTGTACAAAATATCGAGTTACGTGATTATCAAGAACGTGTATTAAAAAGTTTTCAAGATAATAGATTTAACGTGTTTCTTGCAAGTCGTCAGATTGGCAAGTGCTTCATTTCCAACACTTTAGTGAATATTAGACGTGGAAATAAAACACAAGAGATACCGATTTATGTATTATTTTATGCTCTTATAAAACGACAGCGTAAACTAACTTTCTATGAAAAACTTAAAATTAAATTATATGATATTGAGAGTTATCTGACATATAGCAAGATATATAAACTGGATATTTAAAACTTTATATTTATTTCTATAATATTTTTAAATTTAATATATGAAAAATACAAAAGCAATATGTAAAGTATGTGGTAAAGAGTTTATGACGCATAAAAACAAGTTTTGTTCGCCAACATGTAGAAATATAGATACTGCTAGACGTAAAGCAGAATCTATAACTGGTGTAGAAAATATTGATTATGTTATTTGTAGATGGTGTGGAATGAAAGCTAAAAGATTATATTTAGGACATTTTAAAACACATCATCCAGGTAAAACATCTGAAGATTATAAAAAAGAGTTTCCAGATGCACCATTAGCATGTAAGACGGATAATATGAATATTGCACAAGGATATGTTAGGTATTCACAGTCTGATAAAGGTAGAAAGGAATTGTCTGAGAGAGTATTGGGTTGTAAAAACCCAAATTCCAATATCAATGCATCTGAACAAGATAGAAAAGAAAGATCTCCATTTTCCAAAGAGTTTTATAAAAAGAGAGGGTTTTCAGACGATGAATCTACTTATGAAGTTAAAAGTTTCGCAAAAGAAGCATTGAAAGATAGAATAACATCTACTCAATTAGAATATTGGATTAGAAAAACTGATGGTGATGAAGATCTTGCAAGAGAGCTTTTACATAAAAGACAAGTAACATTTTCATTAGATAGATGCATTGAAAGACTGGGTAAAGAAGAGGGAATAAAAAGATGGAATGACCGTCAAGAATTATGGAAATCTAAAATATTTAATAATGATACATGTATAGCTGTAGGAACTTCTAAAATTTCAGTTGAATTGTTTAATAAAGTAAAAAATGAAACTACAATGTCAGAGTTCTATATACGAAATTCAGAAGAATGTTATGTGTATGATATTAGACAAGGTAATAGATTGATAGAATTTAATGGTGATTTTTGGCATTGTAATCCAGAATTTTTCAAAGAAGATTATATACATCCAATAAAAAAACAGACTGCAAAACAAATATGGGAGCATGATTCTAAAAAAATAGAAGCAGCAAAAAATAGAGGATTTATTGTAATGACTATATGGGAAAAGGAATATAAAGAACATTCCGACGATGTCATAAAAAAATGTATAGAATTTTTAAATGAATAAAATTAAAAAAATATTGATCATTTGTATTAAAAATTTAATACAAATGATCGAACAATATGAGTTTAAACATCTTCAATTGGATGAAGATGATATTGATAAAAAAATAATAGATTCATATTCCTTTTCGGAAACTGAATATTTAGTAGAATCAGATTCTGGATATGTTCCATTAGCTAGTGTTTTTCAGACACAACCGTATAGAGAATGGAAATTAAACACATCATCTGGAAAAGAAATGTCATGTGCAGATCAACATTTATTTTTTACACCAGATGAAAAAGTTATACGAACCGATGCTTTGTATAGTGGAGATGAGATATTGACATCAGATGGCATTGAGAAAGTTATATCTTGTTATCCAACAAAACACGTATCTTCAATGTTCGATATAGAAATAATGTCAGCTGATCATAGATGTTACACTAATAACTTATTGAGTCATAATACGATAACTTCTGCAATATTTATCACATGGTATTTATTATTCAATATTGATAAAAATGTTATTGTTCTTGCGAATAAGGCTGGTACTGCTGCAGAAATTATTGATAAGATTAAAACAATCATTAAAGGTGTTCCATTTTTCATGAAGCCTGGTGTTTTACAAAATAATGTAATGACAATGAGATTCGATAATGGATGCAGATTAATAGGGCAGGCTACTACAAAAACAGCAGCAATTGGTTTTACATTACATTTAGTTTATATGGATGAGTTTGCTCACGTACAGCCAACATTTCTTGAACCATTTTATCGTTCAGTATATCCTACTATTGCAGCATCTAAAATATCAAGAGTAATTATAACAAGTACACCAAATGGTAGAAATAAATTCTTTCAAATATATGATGGTGCAGTTCGAAAAGATAATGAATATGTGCCACTGCGAGTCGATTGGTGGGAAGTACCAGGGCGTGATGATGCATGGAGAAAACGAGAAATTGCCAATTTAGGTTCCGAGGAAATGTTTAATCAAGAGTATGGAAATCAATTCTTGGCTGGTGATTCATTATTGCTTGGAGGTGATGCACTTAGAGCAATGAGAAAAATTTCTAAGAAATATGTACATAAAGAGATAAGTGATTTTGAGGATGCAGACATAAATTATAAAGATTTATTGTGGAATCCATCATTTAGTTTATATGACATTCCAGATTCTAAATTTGTATTTTCTATTGATATCGCAGATGGTGCAGGAAAGGATTATAGCATTATTAACATTTTCATTATAGAAGCTATGAGCAAGGCTGCTATTAGAAAAATGTCTACTGATAGAATAGTTGATGAAGCAAGTTTCTTTAGACTTAAACAGGTTGGACTATTTAGATCAAATAAAGCAGGTGTTGATGAATTGGCAAAAATATGTGACATACTTCTATTTAAAGTATTTAATCCCGATAATGTTCGTATTTCATTAGAAATGAATTTTAAAGGAGATTTGTTTGTTGAAAAGATTTCAAACAACTCTGAATATTACGAAGAAATATTACTACATACACGTCATAGTATAAAGACAACAAAAGAAAGCATAGGCATCAAATTACATGAACATAATAAAATGTATTTTTGTAGAGATTTACGTAAATTGATACTAGAAAAACGTGTAATGTTAAATGAATCTGAAACATTTGATGAAATGAATGACTTTGGAGTAAATAGTAGAGGAAGTTACACATCTCAATCATCTCATGATGATATTGCAATGACATGTGTTAATTTGTCTCCAATGTTAAGTTCATATTCATATTCTGAATTGGTAGAAGAAATCATCGATGATTTACCAAATGATCATAAGCAAGCAATGCAGAAGAAATTAGAGAATATTGATAGTGCTGAAGATGTATCGCTTTTTGACACTATGAAGCCAAAAGCAAAGTACCCGTATGCATAGAGCTTGAGAAAAGTCTATAAATGAGTAAGATATATAAGTTAAAGAAAAAATAATAAAATTTAATATGGCAAAAATAAGACTTGACTTATCACAATTTAAAGCATCAGGTATTTATACTGTAGAATTTGATGCATCCGAAAGTGTGGTAGTTAATACACAGACAACAAGATTGGTTGTAGGTTTCTCTAAAAAAGGACCTATTAATGCGCCAGTATTCTGTCAAGACCCTAAAACTGCTAGAAGAATATTCGGTGATATTGACAGAGATTTAGAGAATAAAGGATCATTCTTTCATAGAAGTTTATTCACATGTCTTGAAACTGGACCATGTTTTGCATTAAATTTGATGCCGTTAGATAATGATATTGATTCTCCAACTGCGGATTATGATACATATAAAAGTATGTCTTTAAGTGTATCTGAAGCAAATGGATCATTAGAAAAACCATTATACAGTTCATACTTCAACAAAGAAAAATTTTACTATGCAGATGCAGATTACTTCTTGGCTACTGTTAATTCAAGTACATCTCCAAATGCAGGTAAATTATTCAATATCACTAACTTAGGTCAAACTCCGTTTAGTATAATTGTTAAGAAAACTGGTGATCTTCAAGGTTTTAATGTAACCGCAAGAGATTGGTATGGTCAAGATAATATCCCTGCATATATTAAAGAATTTGATTTTATTTCTGACTATTTTGTAAATATTGATATAGTAGCTGGAGATTGGACAGACTTTGAAACTCTTTCTGTTGACCCAATATATTCTACTTATTTCAATAGCAAAGGTATTATTAAAGAACAACTTTCAGCATTCTTAAATGCACCAACTGTAACAAGACTTGGTTCATTCCAAGGATCATTAATTCCTGATCTTATTGATAATAATGGAGTTAATCACTCTTTAGATACTATAGTTAATGCCGCAATGGCTACAACAGGTCTTTTCTTAGCCATAGATAGAGATGCTTTAACCGATTACGATCCTACATCATTATCAACAGTAGGAAGATTTGATACTATTGGTCACTCACTTATTAATAGTGATACAACACAAATCGATTTCTTGTCGTATAAGTTTCTTGCAAGCGAATATGCAGATAACACTGAAAATTTAATCAATACAGTAGTTAATAATACATTCACTATTGATTTTGGACCTTCAGCATCAGCTAATTTACCAGCAGGTCTTGGAGCAACTGGAGCATCTTATGATCCGGCAGCAAATGGATTTGGTCTTTCTGGCGCGGCTGCATATTACACAAGCTATTATGGATCTGGAAACAATGGTAAATTCAATAACGTATTGAATATTAGAAAAGAAGCTTTATCAACAACACAATATTCTCAGTTATCTAATCTAAAAGCAGGTTCATCTATTGCACTTAAGGGAGCTGCTGGAGCAACACAATATGCAACTATTGCATCAGTTAATGAAGTATTGATTGGTTCAGACATTAGATTAAAACTTGGTATTGCACATCCAGATAAACAAGATGAAGGAACTGCAACACCTAAAACTATATTAGAAGTTGGAACTGACTATATCATTGTAGGTGGTACGGCAGCTGGAACAGATGTTAATGTAGGTGATTTCATCTATGCAAAATATAATACTACAGTTCAGTATTTTAAAACTACTGCATTAGGAACTACAGCATATGGAGCAACTACTGATAATGCTTCAGTATTATCAATAGACATTACAAATACTGAATATAATGGTTCTGCTATCGATACAATTAATACATTATACACTGTAAATTATGGTTCATTATTTGATGTTATTGAATCACCAGATTCAACTAACATAAATGAATTAAAAGTAATTTACAAACCTGATGTATTAAATTACACATCAGTATCTGGAGGAGAATCATATTATACTGGTTATGAATTTTCAACATTATACCAAGATTTCAACAGTGGAGTATTAACTACTGGTGATAAAACTTATGTTTTAGCATTAGGTGATACGCCGTTATATTTACAACCAACATTTGGTGTTGATACAGATGCTGTTAAAACAATTACAGTTAAAGCATATTATGATGCAGCTTTAACAATTGGATATACTGGAGCTTGGGATTTTGGAGACATTGTTGATTCTACTGGAGCTACTATTACACCAGATGCATTTAGAATATACAGTTTAACCGGAGATTTTGTTTCTACTGTTGGAGCTACTGGATTTAATTCTACTAGAACTACATTCTATGTAACAGCAGCAGATCAATCTAAAATATCTGTTGGACAATTTTTAGTAGCAGATCCTACTAATTCGGGAGATCCATCTAAATATATCTTAACAAGAGTTCTTACTAAGAAAACAATTTCTTCTGGAACTTATACTGGATATTATCAAGTAAATGTAAATCAACGTTTAGCAAATTATGGTGCTAACGTAGTAAGATATAAAACAATCGATCAAATGGCTCCGGCTTATCAACCAACATATCTTTCTGGATTTAAAATTACTTCATATCATGTGCCAAATGGTTCAGATGCTCAGTTAACTAAGATTCTTAATCTTTTAGACCCAGCATATTCTGGATTATCTTCAGCGCTTGAAAGTAGACATATAATTTCGTTTAGATATATTATTGATACATTCAATGGTGGATTGCAACCTCAATCAGCACCAAAGAATATCATTTCTAAACTTGCAATGAGAAGACAAAAATGTATGGCTATACTTAATACTCCTTCTATCAAGAAGTTTTCAACAAGTACAGATCCAAGATTTACAGAACTTCCAACTGCAACTGATCCTAAACCGATCTTAAATACAGCATATATTGCAGATGGTGGTAATCTTTCATTGAGTCCATCATTTACATATTCTCTTCCAGATGAAGAAAATGGTTCAAAATTTGCTGGTTTCTTTGCTCCTTTCTTAGTAATAAGAGAGAACAATAAGAATATCTCTATTCCTCCAGCGGCAGATGTTTCTAATAACTTTATTAGAAAATTCATCAATGGACAACCATATTCAATTGTAGCTGGTCCTAGAAGAGGGGTTCTTTCTAATCCATTAATTGTAGGATTAGAATATGATTTTTCCGATACAGATAGAGAATATTTAGAGCCAATGGGTTGGAACCCAATTGTGTACAGAAGAGGTACAGGATATATGATTTATGGTAACCAAGCAGCGTATCAAAAAACATTATCCGCTTTCAATAACTTACATGTAAGAGACTTACTTATAACTATTGAAGAAGCAGTTGAAGATATATTGGCAGGTTTCATATTCGAATTCAATGATGCTTCTACAAGAACTCAGATTAAATCTATTGTAGATGCTTATTTGAATAATGTTAAATCTAATGGTGGAGTTTATGCATTCGCTACCATAATGGATGGAACAAATAACACAAATGATATAATCGATCAAAACTTTGCAATTATCGATATAGGTATTGAACCAGTAAGAGGAGCACAAAAATTCATCAACAGAGTTACAGTTCTTAAAACTGGTGGTATTGCAAGTGGAGGATTTACAGTAGCATAATGAAATTGGGACCAAGTTGGTCCCATTTTTATACTTTAAAAAAGATATATAACTAAAATAATACAAAATTAAATATGGCAAAGCTTCCACATTATCGTAATTCCAAGGCAGCAGTAGGAAATTTCGAACCAGTATACTTAAACTTGTTTGAATTAACTATACAGCCACCATTAGGCATGTCTGGTTGGGATACTCCATTATTAATGGAACAAGTAATTAAAGTTTCAGGCCTAGATGTTGACAAAGTACCAGCAGCAGGTGTTGAACAAACATATAAAGGTTGGACTAGATCTTACTCAAACTCAAAATTAGATCAAACCTTTGTTGACATCGTTGTTGATTTTGAAGTTAACTTAGATGATTCTAACTCAATGTATATGTACAATGGACTTAAATCATGGTGTAACCGTGTGTTTGACCCGTTAACTGGTGCAATGAGTCTTAAAAAGGATTATGTCGGTGGTCCTATGATTATTGAATCATATAACAGACAAGGTGATGTATTTAGACGTTATACTTTTGAAACAGTATGGCCAACTACAAACATCAATACTCTTGAACTGGATTATATGTCTACAGACAAATACACTATTACAGGTTTTACATTTAGAGCTGATTATTTTGATAATCTTACAGCATAAAAATACTTGATACTAATAAATAAAAGGTTCTGACTTGCGTCAGAACCTTTTTATGTTTAACGATATAATCTAAAAAATATTTACAGAATGACAGATATTACAGATACAAACTCACGAGAGTTTGATGATGAGGCAACTAGAATTTTGAAAGAAAAAGGAGCTTTTGGTGAAGCAGGATCTGAATTCTTAGCTGATAACGTAAAAAAATCACTGGGTAAAGCTAATTCAACAATGGTTGATCATTCATCTCCATCATTAATTGATGAGATTGGTTGGATTCGAGTAAAACCAGAAACATTACCATCTCAAGGTATATTTTATCCAGTGGGTACTGAATTTACTATTAGAGCTGCAGCGGCGGCAGAAATTCGTCATTGGTCAACATTAGATGAAGATGACATTTTAAGTTTAGATGATGCACTAAATAAGTTAGTCGATAAATGTTGTAGAGTTAGATTTCCAAATGGCACAAGAGGTTCATTTAAAGATATTAAAGAAATCGATAGATTTTTTATAGTATTTGCTATCAGAGAATATACATTTAAAAAAGGAGAAAATGAACTTAAAGTTACATTTAAATGTCCATCTGATTCTAAAAATGATACTGTGTCTATTAAAAAAGAAATGTTAAATTACTATGTTCCAGATGAAGAACTTCAAGCAAGATTTTCAGAAGAAGAACGTTGTTTTCATTTAAAACTTATAAATGGTGAAGAAGTACGTTTATATTTACCTACACTTGGTATTATGAACTATATTAAAAACTATTTAAAAGAAAAATCAAGAATGAAAGAGGATTATGATGAAGCTTTTATTAAATGGGCTCCGTTTATTTTCCCTGATTGGAGAATATTGAATAATGACTTATTCAATAAAACATTACAAGATTCTCATTCTTGGTCATTAGATAAAATTTCAATTGTAGATTGGTTTGTAGATAAAATGCAAAAAACTGTACATGCGGAATTAAAACATAATTGTTCTGTGTGTGGTTCTGAGGTGACCGCACCAATATCATTTCCAGGAGGAGTCAAAAGTCTTTTCCTTATTTCAGATATCGCTTCAAAATTACTATGATCTTAGAGCGTCACTTCTTAAATATTCACACCTTCAACCTTCAGAGATGGATAAACTTCCATTCTTTGAACTTGAAGAGTTGTTGGATAGTTTAAAAGCTTTAGCTGATAAGGAAGAAGAGGAAAGAAAAAAACAGGAAAGTGGTTCATCGATGTCAATGAGTCCAAGCTCGATGACAAGACAGATGCAAAGTTCTATGCCTAAAATGCCTAGAATGCCAAACTTAAACTTTTAATAAAAAACAGCAGATATTGTTAATTCAGTATCTGCTGTTTTTATTTTAGAGAGATGGATATATAAATACAAAAAGAATCTATTTTACACTGTGACAGATAAACAATCACAACAATTAATAGGATTATCTTCATCAATGGATAAAACGTTAAAGAGCATTGAACGTTCTTTAACAAAAAAAGAAGATACTTCCAAAACATCAAAAGGTAATTCTGTTGGAGCAGTTGCTGGTTTAGGATCGAGTGCTCTAGACCTTGCTGTTGCTACATCTAAAATTAATAAAAAAGGTGCAGATGTTATTGTATCATTTACAGAAGCTCTTGTTAAAGTTGTTGAAGGAATTGATCCAGAAAGTCTTAAAGGATTTGATGCTTTGGCTGTTGGTATTTCTACATTAACAAAAACAATGAAAGACTTTGTGATGGTAGGTATGGCAGCGCCTCTTATATTATTAGGTGGTATTGTTACCAAGAAAATTGTTAGTATGTTTGCGTCTATTGGAGAGAAGCATAAAGAAATAAAACAAGCTGGTAAGGCGATAGATGACCTTGGCAAAGGAATTTTACATTTAACATTAGGCATATCAACACTGAGTTTAATGTTGATGGTAGTGCCTCCTAAGATAATAGTCGGTGGTGCTGCTACTATAGCATTATATGGTATGGCTGTTGCACTTGTAGGTAAAGCAGATAAAGCCGTTAAACATGGATCACGTTCATTACAATTAATGGGCTTGGGGTTATTTGCATTTTCTGTGGGATTATCTTCATTTATGTTATCTTTAATACTCGTATCAATACCTAAAATTATAGAAGGTGTAGCAGTATTAGCTGCATTTACTGGTGTATTTTGGGCTATGGGTAAATTTGAGAAAGAGATTGCAACAGGTGCACTTACATTAATACTCGGCATTTCTGTTGGTTTATTCTTATTCTCAGGTGCGTTGATGGTGTTTGGTGTAGCTACTCAAACATTAGGTTGGGAAGGTATTGCAATGGGTACTGCAGTACTCGTTGGATTAAGTGGAGCAATGTATGGTATTGGAAAATTTGAAAAAGAAATAAGCAAAGGCGCACTTGTATTAGATGAAATGGGTGTTGCTTTATTATCGATTGGCGCTGGTTTATTCATGTTTGGATTAGCCGTTCAATTATTTGATTGGGAAATGGCAGCAATCGGTGGATCTATTATAGTGGGATTAGGATTGGCTTTTGCACTTATTGGTAATTTTGCAGGAAAAATTGCACCAGGTGTAGCAGCTATGACAGAAATAGGTTTATCATTGGCATCTATTGCTGGTGGTATTTTACTATTTGGTATTGCGATTAAAGCTTTAAAATCAATATTTGAAGATGATTTAGCTGAAGCTGGTGTAATTGCTGGAGCAATAATTATTGGTTTAGGATTGGCGTTTGCGGGAGCTGGTGTTGTTGCTGGTATAATTGCACCTGGTGCTGCAGCTATGATAACTGTTGGATTTGCATTAATGTCAATTTCTGGTGGTATTATGTTATTGGGTCTTGCTATTAGAGGTCTTAAAGAAATATTTGGAGATGATTTAGCTGAAGCTGGAATAATTGCTGGTACAATAATCGGAGGATTGGGATTAGCATTTGCAGCAATGGGATTTGTTGCACCGTTCATTGTTGTTGGAGCATCGGCTGGTATTATAATGGGTCTTTCATTAGCATCTATATCATTTGGTTTATGGACATTTGGTAACACTATAAAAGGTTTATATGATAAAAATTTAATAGACAAAGATGGAAATATGAAAGGCATAGGAGTATTATCTCAAATGATGTCTGAATTTGCATCTATGTTCTTTACTAGTATCTTTGCATTACCGGGTATAGTAGCAACTATTGGTATGGGTGTATCGTTGATAGTAATATCTAAAGGATTAACAAAAGCAGCCGAAATCGTTGAGAATCTTCCTGGTGGTTTTATGGATAAATTATTCAAAAAAGATGTTGGTATTATTGATGTAATGGCTCAAGGGTTTAAACGAATTGGTCAAGATTATGGTGGAGGATTTTTAGGTAATTTCCTTGGAGCCGATTCATTATCGTTAGGTATTAGAACAGTCAAGGGTATGGGTAAAGCTTTATCTGAAGTGGCTGGTGGAATAGCATCATTTGCTAATTTTGATGAATTTCCAATCCTTAAACCCAATCCGAAAGATCCTTCTAAATTGATATATGGAACTGCAAATATTTTTAATGATATTATTCCAAAAATTCAAGAAAATCTACCTTCTTTATTAACAGCATTAGCTGATGTATTTGGCGGCATAGGTGGTGGATGGTTTGGAGAAGACAGTCCAGTCAAAAAAGGTATTGATGCAGTAGCTGGAATGGGATCTGTTTTATCTGAATTAGCAGGTGGAATCGTTGCTTTTGCAAATTTCAGTAAATTTCCTGTACAAATACCAAGTGAAGATGGTTCTAAATTAATTTATACTACAGTTGATTTATATGCAGAAGTCGATAAAATGACAACTGCACTAATGGGTGATGGAAGTGTTGCTGGAGGTGGAATATTATTTTCATTGGCAAAAGTATTTGCAAAGATTGGTGAAAAATACGCAGGTGGATTCTTTTCAGATAATAAAGTTAAAGAAGGTATTAATGCAGTATCTGGTATCGGTTCAGTTATTTCTGAATTAGCTCAAGGTATTTTAGATTTTGCTGAGATTGATAGAGGTCTTCCTATTTATGATAAAGATGGTAAACCTACAGGAAAATATAAGAAAATAGATTTATTAAAAGTTAACGATACTATCACTAAGATATTAACTACATTGCCTACTGCATTTTCTAAAGTAGACATGGATATGTTAGAAGAGGCACAAGAAAAGGCAAAAAAATATAAACCGATAACTAAACTTGTATCAGAAATGACTGGATTTAATTATGCAGATGCTAGTACAGGTATGGATTCATTCGGAAAAAGTTTAGTAGCATTAGGAACAAGCTTTGCTACATTTAGCAATGGATTTGCTAGTTTTGCGGATCAACTTTCTAAATTTGAGAAATTTGAAAACACAATGAGCAGATTAATAAAAGGTCAACATAAATATAAATTTAGTCTTTTTGCTAAAGATATGGGTACATTTAAGACTGCTGTTAATGCTTTTGATGTTGAAAAATTGAAATTTACAGAGTCAATGATGAAATCTATTGCTATTATTTCTAAATCTCCAGGAAATGTTGCAAGCACTATTAATGGCACTTTAGAGGCAGCATTCAAGGAATTAATTGATGTCATAAAGAAACTTATACCAGAAAGACAAGAATCATCTGGTGTTACATCTACATCAATGAATAATGATGTATTAGAAAAAGTAACTGCTTTATTCCAAGCTAATTCTGGAAATAATTCTGATGGAGATAATGAACAAATGATTGCTGCATTAATGAAAACAATGACATCAATGCAACAAGAAATTTCTCAATTGAATCTTAAATTTGTTAACGGTTCTAATGGTGGAATTTTAATAACAGATATATAAGAAAAAATATATAATACATGAAGTCATTTAATGAAACAATAACAGAAGAAAATTACATAAAATTAAATGAATCAGATTTCAGTTACTTAAATGAATCACAAAAAGATGATGTTCAAGAGATATTGATGAAATTTGGTGACAAAAGAATTGGTGAATTGGATGAAGGTGTTCTCGGTTCTATCATTGGGGGTTTATCCGGGTTTATAGTTGGCCCTGCCATAGGGAAAGTAATAGCAAATGCTCTTGGTATTCAACATGGAATTTTATATGATATGTTGACATCTCGTTTGGTTGGAGCGGCTCTTGGAACAGCGGTAACAAAATATATTGGAGGGAGTAAAAGATGAAAAATTTAAAAAAAGAAAAAAAGCAAAAAAAACAAAGATTTGCAAATATTGAGAACTTCAAAGCTCCAGAATATGTAGTACAACCACATGAAGGAGAAAAGGCATTTTTTATGTTTAAAGCCGCGTTTGATAAAAAGAAAAAAAGATTTGATACAGGATTCTTTTATTAGTCCGAACTATTTCCAAATTTCATATACAAATCAATCCATCCAATACTTATGAGTATTCGCATCATTATAGAAAAAAAAATGATATTGTGAAATTGATTGTTTTTATTTCATTATTTTGTTACTTTGTTCCAAACATTTTTATATGACTACAACATCATCTTTACAACAAATTGCACTAGACTTTATTGACGCTCGAACAGAATCATCTTTTACTGCACTTTATAAACGTTTAAAGCCCGGGTTGACTAAATTCGTAATGAAATATCATCAAGATTCTGACGTCGTTGACGAAATTCTTGCAATAACACTATCCAAAGCATATGTCTTTGTTGACAAATATGATTCACAATGGAATTTTAGTACATGGATTTATAAAATTTGTCAAAATGAGTGTCTAATGGAAATCCGTAGACAAAACTCAAATATATCATTTGAATCTATATCAGATGCAAATATGCCAATGAAAGCAGTTCGCGATTCTGATTGGAAATATGATATGGATTATGAATTTTATGATCATTGCGAATGTATAGAAACAGATTCTCTCTATTCAGATGTATTGGAAGAGATTAAAAATTTACCAGATCATTATAAAGAAATTATTACCGATCGTGTGGTAAATAAAATGAAATACAAAGATATTGCAGAGAAACGTGGTTTAAAAATAAATACTGTACGAAGTAGAATACATTCTGCAAAAAAGGTAATAAAAAAAAAATGGGTCGACGCAAAACTAAAAGAAGGTACTACTACCAATATAAATATGGTTGGTGTTACTGTTTTAGATACAATCAATCCTGAGAAGAAAAAGAAAAAAGAGAAAAAAGTATTACAAGAAGTTGTTCGTGATGATAATGACAAATCATTATCTCTAATAGAATTCAAATCTGCAATATATGGTTCAGAAGAAAAAAATGTAAACATCATAGAACAAGTTAAAGATTTTTTCTATAAATATGATAAAATCGTCGTATCGAATAAATTAGCAAATGGTGACCCCTGTAAAGGTCAAAAAAAGAAATTGTATTTAGAATATGAAATTGATGGGATTCCATATTTTGCTAAAATCAATGAAGGAACTCATTACGATTTTATTGTCAAATGTAATCTTAAAAAATAATGGGACTTATAAGAGAAATTAAAAATTGGTTGTATATCAAAAAAACTATCAAACAAGAAATTAAAAAACATGATAGTAAATGGTATGAATATAATTTACGAATAAATAGGCATGGTAGAGTTTATACAGTAGTAAATTTACGTGAAGAAGATATGGGTGACCCTGTTGAGGTACAACAATTTAAAGCGATGGAAAAAATGAAACCTATAAATCAGTATTTA